TTAATAGACTCATAGTGATGTTTCCAGTCTTGTAATATAGTTTCATGTAAGGTAACTTCCCACATGCTATCGTAGCCTTTAGGTATTCCTATCTTCTTTGGTCTCGGTTTACGAGGCACTCTTTTAGGCATTGATATTCTCCAGTGTTACATCGGGGTTACGTTTTACTTTTTTATAAAACCATTTTAAAGTATAAGCACTCATTCTAAATTGTCCACCTGCAAAGATATGTGTTTGCATGGGTAAGAACTCCTCTAGGTTTTGTCTCTTGATTCTATTAGGGTCTTCTCCATCAGGAACCATTGTTCTAATCCACTCAATGAGTAAGTCTTCTGCTTTTCTTCTTAACTGTTTTGATCTTTTACCACTCATACTTGTGTCACCTCTATGACATTAGGAACTTTAGGTACTTGAGTTAAGTATCTTAGTCCATTAGAATATTTAAATACTCTTAAACCTTTACCTTCATTAGAATCTTTATGACATTCAAACTTATGTCTGCAATATACACACTCTCTAGGTAGTTGCATGTTACCAGACTTGCCATCAGGTATAGGATTATAACATAAATTAGGTGGTTTGTCTAGCTTTACTGCTGCTTTAACATCTTTTATTTTCTTCTTGATGTTAGGCTTATCAAAGTTATCTGGCTTGTATAAAGCTAACTCACCTGACTCTTTATTTAAAGCTAAGAACCCACCATTGCTTGTACCTTCTGCTGCTTCGTATCCTGCAAGTTGAGCCAAGTATCCAAAGATATCATTCTCTGCTAGTGTTCCATCTTTAAACTTCTTAAAGGCAAAGCCTGAAGCTGTCTTGATATCCACTACCTCACCATCAATAACACAGTCCATGTGTCCCTTAATGCCTGACACTGTAACTTCTTTTTGTTCACTAGTAACTGTATGTCCTGATAACTTTATCAAAAACAATACAATCTCTTCGAGCAAATGCCCGTATAAGAACTTAATAAATAAAGAGGGTGGCATCCTTTCAGGCGTACCTTCAGTCTTCATGTCGAACCATAGCTGTCTTTCTTTCTTTCCTATGTTAGACATACGAAGAGTAGACTTACCACGTGGTTCAGGATGTGACCAGTTGTAAAGAATCTCTTTCATGGATTCCCCAAACTGTTCAATGGTGTCTTCATCTAGATCAATATGCTCACCATCAGCAAGTACACCTATCTTATTATATATATCTTCGACCAGTGTGTCAAGAGTTTTCTTTGATTTAGCCATGTTTAAACGACCTCCATGTTATTTATTATATCTTTTGCTATCTTTATATCTAACTTAAACCATTCACCTTTACGTTTGTCTGCTTTCTTAGCACATAAAGTATGGGCTGTTTGTTCAGCAGTTCTTCTATCATCAAAATATTTTTTAAACTTTAATTTAAAATCTCTAAGAGGACTAGATGTTTGATAACCATTACATCTGTCATTAGCATCAATAGCCATACCAATTTTAATCCAACCTTTCCAAGCAGGATTAGTGATTATATATACTTCTCCCTCTGTAGAAAGTTCATAATTCTGTAAAGAACTAAACGCAGCATCATCAAAACTTTTATATCTTCCTGCTTTATATAGTGGATGAGATTGAGATATATATGTACTATTTACAAACATTCTTTTATCGTTTTTTCTCACGTGAGATTCAACTCTTTCTCTTTGTCCGCTTGGTCTTATGTACCACCACTCACCATCTTCAAATCTTTTACTTGCTACTCTAGTATGTTTCATATGTTTCCAAAGACCTACATGACTAATATATCTGTTACTTTTTTCAGACAACCAAGAAGCTACTGTTCTTGTAGATTCTCCGTGTGTAACTTTATATTCTGCTTTTTTTAATAGCTCTAGTTCCTCCTTTATAGGCTTAAGGTAACCACTTACTTCGCTTTCTTCGTAGCCAAAGTCAATAGTTGATGTTTTTCTTTTGATGTAATTGTTAGGTATATTAATGTGTTTCACTCCAGTTCCTCCCTACTTTGTATTCGCCATCTAATGGACAACGAAGATTATAAAACTTACCTGCTTCGATAATAGATTCAACAGCCATCTGTCCTACCTTGTTAGCTCTACATTCTGATACTTCTATCTGCCACTCATCATGAATGTTAGCTACAAACTTATGAGGTGTACTACTAAGATTTAATCTATTCGATAATATTTGTAAAGCTTTCTTCATAACAATAGCACCTGCTCCCTGTAATAAAGTGTTCAAAGCTGCATGGCTATTTCTTATGTAAAGCTTTCTACCATCTAATCCTTTAAGGAATTTTTTCCCTGCTGCTCTTGTAACCCTATCTCTAAGAGATTTAAATGCAGGGTTATTATCGAAGAAATATTCTCTAGCTCGTCTACCATCTGACGTATTTCCTTCGACCACTTTTCCAAGTTTCTCATCTCCCGCACCGTACATGAGTGCATAGATGAATGTTTTTGCCTGATTTCTTGATTTAAGTTTTGCAGCTTTTTGATTAGCTGTGTGTATATCTCCATCTAATATCTCCTTGACATAAGTTTTATCATTCATATAATGTGCTAACATACGTAACTCTAACCCACTTGCATCTACTCCAAGTAGAACATTACCTTCATCAACAATCCAACAAGCTCTACACTCTTTACCGTAAGGACTATGAACCGAAGGTACTTGAGCCATGTTAGGATTTCTATGGGTCATCCTGCCTGTGATAGCACCGTTAGGTATGACAAAGCCATGAACTCTACCGTCATCTTTCACAGCACTAACCCATGAATCAACCTGTGCTATACGCTTTTGTATTAATAAAAAGTCTGCTATAAGTTTAGCTTCACGTATATGTGTAACCTCTGATAGAGTTTTCTCATCAACAATAGGCTGACCAGTAGGTGTAAATCTATCAGGCTTCCAACCAAAGTCTATAAGATATTCTCCTATCTGTTTACGAGAACCAAGATTAAAGTCTTGTAATGTCTGTCGCATAAATGGTTCATAGTTCATAGTGTTTAAACACCTTGCATACTCATCATCGGTAAGACCACGTTTAGATAGTTCACCATCTTTCTTGATGTAAGGTGTAACTAGTTTAGTATCAACCCACTTAGGTTTAAACGTATTGTGAACCTCGTCTTCTATCTCTTGTTTCTTTTCTCTTAGCTCTGCCAAAAGAACTAACGCAGATTGCATGTCAAACTTAAACCCATTAACCTCTTGCTGTTTTATAATACCAGCTACAGCTTGTTCTAGTTCAATGCAACCTGCACTAAATCCTTTAGATTCATTACGTAAATTTTTGTATACTAAAGTATTTAAAGTAACATCACGTACACAGTACTCTAACATTTCGTTAGAATAATTTAAGTAATCTTCAAACTCAATTTTAGATAGTCCAAGTCTAAAGCCCCAGCTTTCTAAGCTATGACCTCCATCTCTATTAGGATTAAATAATCTTGAGAGAACTAAAGTATCAATGATATCCTTATTACTTAGATCAACACCACCAAACTTTTGCACCATTGGAATATCAAACCCAATAATGTTATGTCCAATAAGTCTATCTGCTGTAGTAAGAAACTTATATCCCTCTTCTAATTTATGAGGAGGGAATTTAAATATCTCACCTGAATCAGGATTCTGAGCAACAATGCACCAAACCTTTGTGGCTTGTAGATCGTCTGTCTCAATATCAAATACTAAATCCATAATTAAAATGCCTCATCTGCTGAAGGGTCAAACTCTATGTCTTCATCCGTTAGCTCTGTTAATCTTCCTGTCTCTGCATCATAGATAACTCTAGCTGCCATACCTACATCGCCTGTGTATCTTGATTTAAGAACACGCAGTCTTGTGGTTCTAGCTTCATCAGGGTCATCTGATTGTTGGTTACGTTCTAATGCAATCACACAATCTGATAGCTGACCAATGCTGTTAGAGCCACGTAGATGAGAGAGACTTACTTCAATTCCATTCTCATGTCCTTTGTTGCCATCGACACGTCTAAGATGTGATACAAGTATAATCCCTGCACCTGTCTCTTCAACTAAACTTCTAAGCCTAGTCATAATCGTATCAATAGCTCGTCTCTCATCACCCTCGTGAACAGCACTGACTAGCATGTGCAAGTGATCTACTACCACCCACTTACAGTCGCAACCAATAATCATAAAGCGTAGCTTAGTAAAGATATCATCAATGTCGTTGGTGCCAAAGTGTGAGTGAACCCATACTCTGTTTTTATTCTCACCATCATATAAGATATCAAACATCTTATCAAGTTCTTCTTTAGAAAACTTCTCACGTTCTTGGTCAATGTATAACCTAGCGTTAGCTTCAATAGAAAGTATACCATCAATGGTACGTCTCCAATCTTCTTCTAATGCTATGATACCTACGTTGTCCTGTGTTTGTTTCACAAGCCAATGCTCTATCTCTCTTGTTACACTAGACTTACCTAGTCCTGTCCCACCTGTAAGAGTTACAAGCTCACCCTGTCTTAAGCCATACAGCTTTTTGTTAAGTCCTTCATAAGGATATGGGATGCTTTGTTTCTTCTCACGATTATGAAACTTCTCACGTTGCTCTGTAACATTTATAACACCTGATGGTGTATAAACTTTACTAGCCCACCACGCTTCAACAAAATCTTTGTGTCTGTTGTCACGTAGCATATCGTTAGGGTCTTTGAACCCATTGGGAAGTGTGAGTATCCTAGCCTTGCCGGGTTTAAAAAGCCTCGCAACTTTTACTGCTGCATCCTTTCCTGCTTTATCATTATCAAAAGCAACGATCACGTTTTCAAAGTCATCAAAGAACTCTAAACTTTCTTTGATATCTCTGACTGCTCCCTGTGCACCACGCTTGATGGATACCACAGCCCACTTACTACCAAGTAGTTCGTAAGCTGCCATAGCATCACACTCCCCTTCGGTTATGGTGACATACTTGCCACCCTTAAACAACTGTTGACCAAACAATCCTGTCTCATTGTAAGAACCGTTGACAAAGAAATCTTTACTACCTACATTGCGAACTTTGGTAGCTGATATTTCATGCCCATTATAATAAGGATACATATGTTTAGTAACCTTGCCCTGTAGATCGTGGACTACTTTAACACCATACTTCTGAGCAGTACCTTGAGAGATACGTCTATCAGTTAGAGCAGAGAAAGTACCTGTATCTAAGTTATCAGGTTGTTTAAACACTGTTTGATTTGTTGTTGTTTGTTTTACCATATCTTTTCCTTCACATGAATTATTATAGTTAGGCATAAATTCTCCACAACTGAAACACTTTGCCGAGCCATCTGCATTTATTCCTACAGCATCGCTACTATTACAAAGCGGACATGGTTGATGTAACTTATCCCAAGTTTTGTTTTCCATATTAGCCCTCACTAATGGTTATTCTTTTTCTTCTGTTTCGGTTTCCTCTGCTTGAGGTTCTTCTGTTTCAACAATAGCTTCGTCTCTTTCTTTGAGCAGCACTTCTAAGTTAGCTCGATGAGTTCGACTTGCAAAGTCTAAAGCTTCGATGACCACCTGCAATGTACCAACCTTCTGTACGATAACGGTTGACTCTTGCTTTACAGAGTCATCACTAATTTTATTTACATCAAAGTTAGTTGTCCCATCATCATTATTAATTGTAATAATCATAATTAAAACTCCTCGTTATCTGTATCAGCTTCAGTATACTCAACTAAGTTATTAACTTTAACAGCTACTAACTCTGCGAATGTACCATATTTACCTGAGTAAGGTTTAATCTTTACCTTAACTTCAGAACCATTACCAACAGAAACATCCATTGGATTTCCATCAGCATCAACTAACTTAGGTGCAGTGTTTGTTCTACCAGCAACCTCAACTTTCCTACTAAAAGAGAACGCAGGTTCTTCATACTTGAAGTTACCAGCTCTATCCTTTACTTGAGAAAGCCCAACAGATTCTAATCTCTCTGCTGTTTCTTTATCAGTCAACACGGTGATTTGATATTTAGGGTCACCGAACCTAGTGTTAGGCGTAGTGACATTAGCCCACATAGCCTTTCCTTCTACATACTCATACATAAGTTTCCTCCTTTGTTGTATTAAGTGTGTGCATTATAACATACTCTACTCATAAAGTAAAGTATTATTTTAATATATTTATTAGTGTGTTTAAACGGAGTCGGTTCTTATTGCACAAAGCACCGAAAACTTGCTCGACTTCTGTCGAATACCAAGAGCTAAAGGAAGTTACATTTGAGGGCTGTCCCTTGGTATGCTTAATCAAGAGTTCTAATTTCAGTTAGTATCTCCTCCCAAAAAGTAAGAGGCGTACTAGATAATGTTACCTTGAATGTATCATCTAACTTTTCAACAACGTGCCCAATGTTTAGGTTGTTTACAGTTAGGTACTCACCAAATTTTCTATACTCATCACGAGTTAGAATCTCTGTATGGTACTGTTCTCTTTCTTTTAAATACATAAGGTGTCATTATAACATGAATAGAAACTCTTGTCAATACTTAATTTCAAAATGTTTAAACAGCTTCCTGTGTTGTCCACCAAGTAGGCTTAGTTCTATTGCGTTCCCATTTGGCATAGTGTTTTTCGTTAATGCAGTAATTACGATAAGCAATGATAGCATCCTCATTCTTATACTCCTCAGGCATAGCCTGTGCTAGTGGTGTTAGACTTGTATGTGTGATGTTGTCAGGCATCTTACTCAATGGGTCTTCTAGCTTGACCACACTTGCATGTTTCCTACCATACCTATGCTCATACTCCAAGCCTAGTGCTAGGAAGTGTCGATACAACCATGAATAGTTAGAGCTAGATTCTCTAGCCCATATAGTACATGGGTGATTCTTGTAGGCTTCTTTGTACAAACCATTAGCATCTGCATACTCATCACCATCTAAAACTCTATGTGCTGTGCATAACATCTGTGCTGTTTCAAGTGGCATCTTGACTAGCATCTTATCAGGCTGTGCTTCTGC